GTGTATAAGAGACAGGTATCATAGTGATACAGTATAATATAGATAGTTATGTAATTAGGAGGACGACTTATGAATCTAACAGCCGCCACTCTCACTATTGGAACAGTAATGACTCTTTTTATCAATGGGATCCTTGGGAGCGCATTCACCTAATAGTCCCCCACATACAGAAACTTTCTACCTTACAACTCCATAATGGCATTATTAGCACTTTTCTCAGTTCTTACCGTAACAGCACTCGGAGCATATCAACTAACACCAAAAACAGAATCAAGTATCGATAATGAATTAGTTCCTTGGTAACTAAATATAATTGAATATCGTCGCCGCTAGGGGACAACTGGCAAAATCCAGTTGCGTCCCCTATTTTTTTGTGCTATGATATCCCTGATAGGAGGACTGTATGACTAAAAAGCAATTTGTAAATTCCAAAGGAGATACTTGGGAGTGGGAAGAAACTCCTGAGATGACCAAGGCAGTAGAACGACTGCATGAAACTATTCGCAAAAATAAGCAGCAAGAAATTATTCGCGAACTGGAACTGAAAGCACCTGACTATGGAGTTGGTAAATGACAATTAAACTTCTTGTTCTAAAGTCTGGAGAAGAACTTATTTCTGACATTACTGAAATGGCAGTTGGTGAAGAAGATGATCAAAAGATTGTTGGATATTTTCTTCAAAGACCTTGCATTGTCAGAACCAAAAATCCGGGTGTTATTGAAAAAGTAGATAACAAAAATACGACTGGATTTGAAGTTACTTTGATTCCTTGGATTCCTCTTTCAGATGATAATGTAATTCCAATTCCTTCTGATTGGCTAGTAACAATGGTGAATCCAGTAGAAAAACTAAAAGAAATGTACACAGAGGATGTTTTAAGTTATGGAAAAGACGATAAAGGTGATGCTTCTGACGAACAATCAGATATTGGTCTCACAGATTGATGAAGTTGGTGCAGACATTGGAGATCCAAATTGTAAACTGACAAATCCTTTTCTGGTCAATTCTGATGGGACACTTGAACCTTGGTTAAATAGTGTCACAAGGCAGGATGTTTTGATGATTAGTTCTGATAAAATAATCACTCTAACGGATCCTAGTCCTACACTTCTTGAAAAATACGAGGACCTCACAAAATAATGGCACTTTCCGAAAATACTCTTTCTCATTTACTGGAAGCAGAATCTCATCTTCGGGCAGCAATCAAGTCTGCCGCAGTAAATGAGAAACCTATGGTTGTCAAACAACTTGCAGATTTGCTTCATGGCATGGAGCAGTGTAAAAAGTTTGATGAGATCATGGATATGATTGATAATCGCGACCCTGGCAGTAGCGGTATGTTTGGTTCTTTTTTTAATGACGACGAGGAATGAAATTTTACACTAATGTTCAACTAATTGGGAATCAGTTTTTAGTTCGTGGAGTTGAGAATGGCCGGAGATTTGAATTTAGGGATGAGCAATTCCGCCCTACATTGTATGTAAAAACAAAAAAAGATTCCAAGTATAAAACATTAAGTGGACAAAAAGTAGAAGAAGTTCATCCTGGAACAGTACGGGATTGTAGAGAATTTTATAAGAACTATAGTGAAGTTGAAGGGTTTGATATCTATGGTAATGATAGGTATACATCTCAATACATTTCTGAAAAGTATCCTGAGGATGAGATTAAGTTTGACATCAATCAAATCAAACTGGTAACTCTTGATATTGAGACAACTGCAGAGAATGGATTTCCAGATGTAGAATCTGCGATAGAAGAAATTCTTGCAATTACAATTCAAGATTACACGACAAAAGAGATTATTACTTGGGGTGTTCGACCTTTTGCAAATAAGCAAAAGAATGTGACGTATCATCATTGTCACACCGAGCATGAACTTCTAAGTCATTTTATCAACTATTGGATGGTAGATGTTCCTGATGTGATTACGGGATGGAACATTCAGTTCTTTGATATTCCTTATATCTGCAAGCGTCTCAATCGTGTGCTTGGGGAAAAGTTGATGAAGAGAATGTCAAATTGGGGATTGGTAACAGAGAATGAAGTTACCGTTATGGGTCGTAAGCAGACCATTTTTGATATTGGTGGTTTGACTCAACTTGACTATCTTGATCTGTATAAGAAGTTTACCTATAAAGCACAAGAATCCTATCGACTTGACTACATAGCTGAAGTAGAGTTGGGTCAGAAGAAACTTGACCACTCTGAGTTTGACACCTTCAAAGATTTTTATACTAAAGGTTGGCAAAAGTTTATTGAATATAACATCGTTGACGTAGAACTTGTTGACCGTTTGGAAGACAAGATGAAACTGATTGAACTTGCGTTGACGATGGCATATGACGCAAAGGTAAATTATGCTGATGTGTTCTATCAGGTTCGCATGTGGGATAATATCATTTACAATTATCTAAAGAAGAGGGATATTGTTATTCCTCAGAAGCATCGTGAATCAAAGAACGAAAAGTATGCTGGGGCATATGTCAAGGAACCGATTCCGGGAAAGTATGATTGGGTGGTCAGTTTTGACCTCAATTCTCTGTATCCTCATCTCATTATGCAATACAATATCTCCCCAGAAACGCTTCTGGAGGAAAGACATCCAACAGCTACGGTTGATCGAATTCTTAATGAAGAGATAAATTTTGAATTGTATAAGGACAGTGCTGTATGTGCTAACGGTGCTATGTATCGTAAGGACGTGCGTGGGTTCTTGCCAGAACTGATGGATAAGATGTATGGTGAGCGAAAAGTATTCAAAAAGAAAATGCTTGCAGCAAAGCAGCAGTATGAGAAGACGCCTACTAAAGCACTTGAAAAAGAGATCGCTCGATGCAACAACATTCAAATGGCGAAGAAGATTTCTCTTAACTCTGCTTATGGTGCTATTGGTAATCAATATTTCAGGTATTACAAATTAGAAAATGCCGAAGCAATCACTCTATCGGGGCAAGTAAGTATTCGATGGATTGAGGGTAAGATGAATCAATATCTAAATAATCTGTTGTCTACAAAAGATGAGGATTACGTCATTGCATCTGACACCGATTCAATTTATCTTAATCTTGGACCTCTTGTTGATAAATTTTTTGCTGCTAAGTCTGGCAACAAAGCAAAAATTGTGGAGTTACTTGATATGGTCTGTCGTGACAAACTGGAACCGTACATCGACGAATGTTACAGCAACTTGGCAACGTATGTATCGGCATATGACCAGAAGATGCAAATGAAGCGTGAGAATATTGCTGATCGTGGTATCTGGACTGCAAAGAAACGATATATTCTTAATGTATGGGATAGTGAAGGAGTGAGGTATGAAGAACCTAAACTCAAAGTGATGGGTATTGAGTCTGTCAAATCATCCACACCTGCACCTTGTAGGAAGATGTTAAAGGATGCATTTAATATTCTGATGACAGGAACTGAAGATGACGTTATCAACTTTATTGATAGAAGTCGTCAAGAGTTCAAAAAACTTCCACCCGAAGATGTATCATTTCCAAGAACAGCCTCTGACGTTCAGAAGTATAAGTCTTCTTCTGACATCTACGTCAAAGGAACTCCAATTCATGTTCGTGGAGCACTTTTATTCAATCACTACATCAAAGAAAATAAACTCGATCATAAGTATTCTTTGATTAAAAATGGTGAGAAGGTCAAGTTCTGTTATCTAAAGAAACCTAATACTCTTCATGAGAATGTTATTTCATTTATTCAAGAGTTTCCAAAGGAACTAAACATCAATCAGTATGTGGATTATGATTTACAATTTGAAAAATCATTCCTTGAACCCCTGAAAGCAATTCTTGATGCCATTGGATGGCAGGTAGAAAAGAAAATTAGTTTAGATGCTTTTTTTACATAAATATTCAAAAAGCATCTAATAATGTCAAGAGCACGAGATTTATCAAGACTTAGTAATAGTCAAGCATTTAGTGTTGATTCCAATTTCAATGTTGGTATCAATACTGATAATCCTCAAGTGGAACTTGACGTTAGTGGTAATGCAAATATTTCCGGTAATATATCAGTTGGTGGTACAATTACATATGATGATGTAACGAATATAGATTCGATTGGTATTATCACTGCTAGAAGTGATGTATCTATTGCAGATAGGATAATTCATACGGGAGATACAGATACTACTATTAGATTCCCTGCTGCTGATACGATTACGGCAGAAACTGCTGGTTTTGAAAGAGTTCGTATCGACAGCTCTGGGAATGTTGGGATTGGAACCACGTCTCCGACAGACCACGGCATCTATGGCGGAACATTAGAGATTTCAGGCAACCCAGGTGGTGCGTTGTATTTGACAAGTGGATCTGATGTTGGTCAGCTTGGAATGAACTCCAGTGGCT